ACCAGCCGCTCCCACAGTTTCATTGATGATCGCATTAATTACATCGGAAGTTGTGGATAAAAATTTACGAGCATCCACACCGTCCCAATATTGATCTAATGTAAATTGTTCCCCGTAAACTTTTACTACATATTGAACCATTTTATCCATATCCTCAGGACCTGGATTATTTGGAATATCAGCAAGTTCAGGTGCTTGACGAATTAAACGTGCTGGAATAAACTCCGGTAAATGAAAAATTTTCTTTTCTTCCTTGATTAATAGTGTTAATTTCATGGCTTTTCCTCCTCGTTAATAAAAAAGAGAGAGCTTTTGCTCCCCCTTACTTTCCTGCTGGTGATTGTACTACAGGCTTCTCATACACCTTTTTAAACCAATTATCTCCCACAGCTTTTGTAAATGTAGGTTCATCAGCATCAGCTGTAAATTTAGGCCTATCGTCAAAATCACGCTCAATAAATGAACCTTTGAGTTTCGTTGTTTGGAAGTTAGGCTTATCCTTCTTCGTTTCGCCTTCTTCTTCCTCTTGTGAAAGCTTTCCTTTAAGTAGCCAAACATAACGATACTTATTATTTGCCTTTAAAAAACGGTATCCAATTGCTAGATAGGGCTTTTCACCCTCACGTTTTTCGTCTAATACGCCATCTTTCACTTCTGGATATCCTTCAATGTCTGCTTTAGTTGAAAGCGAAATACTACGAAGTTCGATTTCAACCTCAATTTCACCGTCAGACTCTGCAATTTCTGATTTCTTATTATCGCTCCACATAATCTCCGAAGCTACCTTTTTAGAAGTTTTAATTTTTACAGCGCCTTCCATTTCTTTCACTGCACTATAGTCAACACCTGTTGCATCATCTTTTAATAACTTTGCGTAAACAAGGCTATCTACACCGACGGTTGAACTAATTTTAATTACTTCTCCAGCCATCTATAACTCCACTCCTTTTGCGAATCGCATCGCGTAATGAAAAATTTGTGTATCCTCTTCATATAAATCAGCAATCGCATAGCGTGAAAAACCAATACTTTTCATAATTCCATTCACTTTTTGATGGATTGCTGTTGTACTACCTTTTGACCAAATATCGATTTGAAATGTGATTTCACTTTCACTTTCTTTATTATCCGAAAATCCATCTGGTCTATTGTCTAGTTCAAAAAACGTAATACGCGGAAACTCTTCAGCATTTTTAGCTTTACGATAATAAACACGTTTTCCACCCAATAAAAAAACAAGCTCCTGATTATTTTCAAGAGCTTGCACGATTTCAGGTCGTAAATTTATCATACATTCAACCTCATTTCATTCTTCAAGATGTCTGTCATAGCACGAATTGCCGCTTCTTTTGAAGAATTAAATCCAGGTTCTATAAATGGCTCTGCTGGCATTTTAGACGTTCCCCATTCTAAGAACTTTCCGTAGAAATAAGGGGAACGATCCGCTTTATCTATACCAATTTTGATTGTTTTTATGCCGCCCTCCATTTTTGCTTTTGTAACCCGTATATTATCAGCCAAATGTTGTCCTGTTCGCCACGGCTCGCTTTTTGTTGCTTTTTTAGGGCTATCACTCCTTGGAGCTATTTCAGAAATAGCTTTTCGAATAGGCTCGCCACCTGCTGCAAGGGCTTTATCTTCAATCTTTTCTCCACGTAAACCCATTTGCTCTAATTCAGATATCAGGCGATCAAAACCTAAAAAATCAACACCATCAGCCATTCATTCCACCACGCTTCCACATGATTGATAAAGTGTGTTTTTCAGTTGGAATAACTGAAACAATGTCATCAGGATTATTTGGAATATCAGCAAGTTCAGGTGCTTGACGAATTAAACGTGCTGGAATAAACTCCGGTAAATGAAAAATTTTCTTTTCTTCCTTGATTAATAGTGTTAATTTCATGGCTTTTCCTCCTCGTTAATAAAAAAGAGAGAGCTTTTGCTCCCCCTTATTTTCCTGCTGGTGGTGTTGCTATTTTTTCATATACCTTTTTAAACCAGTTATCACCAACGGCTTTTGTAAATGTAGGCTCATCGGCATCAGCTGTAAATTTTGGTCTATCATCAAAGTCTCGTTCAATAAATGAACCTTTCAGTTTTGTTGTTTGGAAGTTAGGCTTATCCTTCTTCGTTTCGCCTTCTTCTTCCTCTTGTGAAAGCTTCCCTTTTAATAACCAAACATATCGATATTTTCCATTGCCCTTTAAGAAACGCCATCCGATTGCTAAATATGGCTTTTCTCCCTCTCGTTTTTCATCTAATACGCCGTCTGTAACTTCTGGATACCCTTCAATATCTGCTTTCGCTGATAAGGAAAGTCCACGAACTTCAATTTCAACTTCCACTTCTCCGTCAGATTCAGCAATCTCTGATTTTTTATTATCACTCCACATAATTTCTGAAGCTACTTTTTTAGAAGTTTTAACCTTCACTGCCCCTTCTAACTTCTTTACATCTGCATATGAAACACCTGATGCATCATCTTTTAATAGTTTTGCATAAACAAGACTATCTACACCGACAGTCGAACTAATTGTAATAATTTCTCCAGCCATTTATAACTCCACTCCTTTCGCGAATCGCATCGCGTAATGAAAAATTTGTGTATCATTTTCATACAAATCAGCTACTGCATAACGTGAGAAACCAATATCTTTCATGATTTCATTTACTTTTTGATGGATTGCTGTTGTACTCCCTTTTGACCAAATATCGATTTGGAATGTGATTTCACTTTCACTTTCATCATTATCCGCAAATCCATCTGGTCTATTGTCTAGTTCAAAAAACGTAATACGCGGAAACTCTTCAGCGTTTTTGGCTTTACGATAATACACACGTTTTCCACCTAATAAGGAAACAAGCTCCTGATTATTTTCAAGAGCTTGCACGATTTCAGGGCGTAAATTTATCATACATTTAGCCTCATCTCGTTCTTTAAGATGTCTGTCATAGCACGTACCGCATCCGCTTTAGAAGCGTTAAAACCTGGTTCTATAAATGGATGTGCTGGCATTTTAGAAGTACCCCACTCTAAAAACTTTCCATAGAAATATGGAGAACGGTCCGCTTTGTCTATTCCAATCTTGATCGTCTTCACACCATTTTCCATTCGTGCCTTCGTAACTCGTATATTATCAAGCAAATGTTGGCCTGTACGCCAAGGTTCACTTTTAGACGGTTTCTTAGGACTTGAACTCCTCGGTTCACTTCTTTCTGCAATGGCTTTTCGAATTTGCTCACCACCAGCTGCAAGGGCTTTATCTTCAATCTTTTCTCCACGTAAACCCATTTGCTCTAATTCAGATATCAGGCGATCAAAACCTAAAAAATCAACACCATCAGCCATTCATTCCACCACGCTTCCACATGATTGATAAAGTGTGTTTTTCAGTTGGAATAACTGAAACAATGTCATAAATTACGTTCTTATATTTAATCTTCATATCAGCATTCACATCAGCACGATATCGGATTTCTGTTTCACCTTGAATTTCGCTATTAGCTGCCGCTGCTTCAAAATATTTTCTTCCCTTTAAAAAAATAAAAGAGCCCCATACAGTAAAGGAATCCTTGTAACCTTCTATTGGATCACCGTCCGGGCTCTTTGCTTCCTCGTCTTTCACTTGAAAGGTAAGACGTTTATCTAATTTACCTGGATTCACTTGAATCACCACCACAATATTGCAACTGAACTAATATCGACTGCAAACTAAATGCCAATTGTTCAGCTTTTCCAACCGCTTCACGGTTTTCATGCCAATGAGCAATTAAAATACGAGCTGCTAATTTAGCAAGCTCGCTTTTTAAATCCACATTTTTACTTGTAGCATTTTTAATATATATTTCAGCTGCTTCTACGAAAGATGTAATGAGATCGTCCTCCTCATCCCCATCCACACGAAGATACTTTTTTGCTTCTTCTAATGTTAGTACCAAGAAGAACCCCTCCTACATCATTAAGCTTTGGCCGTAACTGTAATTTGACCATATACAACCGCTTCTGTATCCCATAACGTAACGTCTTCACGTTCAATTGCTCGGAATTCTGTTGTATTACCTCTCCAAGCACTTCCACCCTCTTTTGTCATATCAAGCGATAACTGCTGTCTATCCCATAACACAACTGCTTCTTTCAGGTCCCCAACAATAAATGGTGCTTTACCATCTTTATCTGTAGCAATTGTCTTATTGGATAAAACAATAACTGGCTTTCCTGATAATAGCTTACGTGTTGGATTTGTTGGATCTGGTTGAAGAAGTGGGCGACCATCTTTATCTTCTAATTGATCTAAGTAATTGAATCCATCTTGGTTTGTAATAATGTTTGCTACAGCCGAGAAAGCTGGGTCTAATGTGACATTTAATGCTGTTTTAATGCCTTTATAATCCTTTAAATCAACTTTTGTTAATTTATTGATTTCTTGTAAAATTAAATAATTACGAGTTGCAATAGATTTCTTCGCAATCCACTGACGTAAATAAGCTTCTAGCGCTTGATCCGTATCGTTTAATAAATCATTTGGTACAGGTAGAAATCCTGCATAATCCTCAATAACATACGGTAAACGATCAAATTGTGGTGAAGCAATTTCTTGCATTGCATTTGGGTTTCCATACTCAGATAATGGAGCGAAAGGTGTAGATGCTGCACGTTTTTCTAATGTGCGAGCTCCCTTATTCGTTGAAACAGGTTGCACATTTACATATTGCTCTAAGTTATCAACCGTTTGTTTTAATTGATTAATCGTTGTCGTAATATCTTCTGGAACAATATAACCTCCGTCTTTACCTGTATTCTCAGATAATGCTGCTTTGTATTCCTGCATAACGCTTGCTTCTTCATGACTTAAATTTTGACCACGGATAGCTTTCATAAACACTTCTTTGTACGATGAATCTTCATTTTGAACTGATGATGGGGGCAAAACTTTTGCTTGTGAATTTACAGGGTCAGAAACTTGAATTTGCATCATTGCTAGATAGTTATCCAATTCATTTTTCGCGTTTTTCGCTTCCTCAATTTTCACCTTTGCATCTTCATATTTACCGCTGTTATTAAACCCTTCCGCTTTCGCTTTCAAATCAGCAACTTTCTGTCTTAATTCTTGTTCACGTTTATCCATTCCGTATTTCCTCCTTTTTTTGGCACAAAAAATAGACCTATAGCTCTAACAGGTCTAGTGCATTTTGTATTTTTAATTGTTCGTTATTATCCTTCTTTGAAATAGAAGGAGCCTTTGCTACAATCTTATTTGGTGTTTTTTGATATTTATCAAAGTAATCACTGCTACAAGCTGCGACTTCTTTTGCTTCCACAACTTCAATATTGAAGTATTTTTCAGCTTCTTCACCACTTAACCAAGTCTCAGCATCTACTAATTGCTGAATTTCTTCAATTTCGATACCTTCTTTTAAGTTCTCTTTGTATACATTCATGATTCCTGTCTCGATGTTATCAAGGTCCTCTGCTGCTTTTCGTAAATCAATTGCATTTCCAGCTGCATATGTCCAGGGCTTATGAATCATTAAGAAAGCGTTAGAAGGGACAACAACACGATCACCAGCCAAGGCGATTACGGAAGCGATAGAAGCTGCAACACCATCCACATAAACAGTTTTTTGCGCTTTATTACGTTTCAACATGTTATAAATAGCTAAACCAGCGAATACAGAACCACCACCACTATTTACATAGATATTTAAATTACTTTTATCATCCAACTGCCCTAAAATATTTTTCACATCATCCGGCATCACATCGGAATCGTCCCATTTCCATCCGGTATTGTTTATGATGTCACCATAAATGAATAGATCAGCTGAAGAATCTGTTTGATTTTTAATTGTAAATACGTCTTTAATCGTCCTCATCTCCCTTCTGTAACACTCCTCCATTAGCTTTTGCCAATTGATATTCGTCTGCGATTTCAATAGATACATGGTTTAAGTCAACACGGTGTTTATCACCGTATTCCCCAATCCCGTCCATATCCTCCAGTTCCAGCACCTGATTAATTGAAAATGCACCAGCATCTAACATAATTTTGTAGAATTCTGCTCGTGATTTAGAATCAGCACGTAATAAGCTTGTTAGGTTAAACTTCAAGTAATATCGTTTTTGCTCATGAAACGAAAATGATTTATAAGAAAACTCTTCTTCATATTGAATAAGAATTGGACTCAATGTATTTTGAATAAAATCCAACGCTTGTTGCTCAATATTGGAGAAAGTAGCACGATCTAACTCATTAATCATGTGCAAAGGAATATTAAAGATATTTGCAATCTCGCCCTTATCAAATTTCATACCTTCAATAAATTGGGCATCTTTTAAAGGCATTCCAACCTTCTCAAATTCTAAACCAGCATCTAAAATGGCTATCCTTTGCGCATTATTTAGACCTGTATTTGCTTCTTCCCAGGCATCACGAAGTTTATTTTTAGCCTCTCTATTTAACGGTTGTTCTGTTTTTAATATCCCACTATGCGCTGCCCCGTTTGTGAAGAACTTACCTTTAAACTTTTGAGCTGCTTGTGAGCTCCCTATAGACTCTCTTGCAATTTGAATAGGAGGTTTCCCCCTTAAACCATCAGTAGACAATGTAGTAAGATGGATTATGTCATCATCAGGTATTTTTATAGGTGTACCGTCTGGCAAACTCGTAAAATACCATAGTTTATTGGTCTTTAAGTCCACAGTGGGCGTTGTAACAGCCGGATTTAATACCCATAATTCTTTTGGTCTTCCATCCACACCCCAATGAATATTAATATAGGCGTTTCCCCATGTATTACGATGTGTTTCAATTAAATGTTTAAATTTAAATGGGCTTTGATAAGGATTTGGTCTTCTTTCTAGAACAAACGATACTTGATGTGCCTTATCCCGTTCTCTTCCCTTCGCTGTCTTTTTAAATGTTTGAAACGGAAGCATCGCAACACTATTTGCAAGGATGTTAATACACCGATAAACCGTCGGAACACCTAAAGAGGACTCAACCGTTACCTTTTCACCGCTTACGGCTTGATAGCCAAATAAACTTTTAAACCAGGGAGAAGGATTTTTTAAATCTGTCGTATCCTGATTTCTAAATAATTGCCGAAAAATCAAAAATTTCACCTCCCTTCTATCTTCTTATCATTACCACCCCCAACATTGTGAGAATAACCCCTAACAGATACCAGCCGTAAATCGGATTCATAAAAAAAGTCGTCCCAACAATAATGGACAACCCCGTAATCAATAGAATATCTTCTAAAATACTGATGAAAAATAATAAAAACCGCATGTCATTCCTCCTAGAATGAGAAATCTTGACTTAAAATATAGGAATTTAAGTCTACCTCACCAGAATTGAGCATACAACGAACATGTGAGTTAATGACAGCCGCAATCGGATCGATTCTTTCTGTTGCTTTTGACTTGTCCAACATAATATTTTCGTTCGCATCCTGTTTTGTTATAGCGTTACTTGTTGCCCAATTTAATACAGGATTGTTATTGTGGATGACTTTCTTTAAATACACTTGTTCTCTAAAATCTTTTGTAGGACCTGATAAAGTTGCCATCCCTTGGCGTATTTCTATCATCGTATACCCTTCTGCTTCCATGTCTTGCATGAATTGCGTTGCATTCCAAGGATCCGCACATATTTCTTTAATCTTAAATTTATGGTCTTTTTCCATATTTCTAATATGTGTTTTGATAAATTCATAATCAACTACCGCACCAGGTGTTGTGGTAATCCATTTTTGTTGTACCCACAAATCATAAGGCACTTTATCCGTTTGTCTCTTTTCAGCTAACGTATCTTCCGGCATAAAGCTATGACTTAACACGATATACTTATCATCCTTTTTAAACTCGAATGAAATACTTGTTAAATCAATTTTTGCTGATAAATCGACACCTACTGTACATTCCAATCCTTTTAATTCGGATAATTCCACAGTTTCTTTACAATTTTTCCATTTTTGCATGTCCATGTACCCATTTTCTTTCATGTCCACCCAACGATTCATGTTTTTAGTCAGGAAATTCCGCATTTTTTCTGGGACATCTAATGCTGATTGCAATTCTCCTTTTAAAAAAGATTGTCCTTCTTCATAACTACATAAAATAGGATTCGCTTTCTCCCAGACTTCAGGATTCGTAATTTCATCATCCTTATCTAATTCATTGACCATCACAAAATATTCTTCATTTTCAATATCAATGTTCGGGTCTAAAATCTTAGAAACATATTGATACTCCACACGATAGCAAGGATGGCTCAAGTTGAAACCAGCTGTTGTAATAATCATCATGAGTGGATTCGGACGAGCACCTGAACCTGACACCAGAACATCATAAATTTCAGAGGTAGGATGGGCATGATACTCATCAATAATCCCGCACTGAACATTTAGTCCATCCCCGGATTTTCCCGCATCTTTTGAGAGCGCGGAAATAAAAGAATCTGTTTTGAGATGCTCAATTTTCCCATACGCAATATTGAATTTTTCTTTTAGGTCTTCGCACCCATTCATTTGCGCTTTAATTTCGTTCCAAACAATTTTACTTTGCTCTGTTTTTGTGGCACCAACATATACTTCCGACATGTTCTCACCAAAGGCCATTGCTTCATATGAGCCCACGCACGCTAAAGATTGTGACTTTGCATTTTTACGCCCTACTTGCCAATATGCCTTTTTAAATCGACGTAACCCTGTATTTCGGTGCACCCATCCATAAATATTGCTAAACACGAAAATTTGTATGGAATGTGGTTCAATTCTCTGACCTGCTAATTTTCCTTTTGTATGTTTAAAAAGAGACATCCACTTTAAGAAACGGAGCGCTTTTTCTTCCTTAAAAACATATGGAAAATCTTCAGATCCTTCACGTTCAATATCTCTTAAAAATCGTTTACACGCTTGTTTATGCTTCTGACAAGCAACAACTTCGCCATTTAGTACATCATCACAGTAGTCCAGCATCCATTGTCTGATCATGTTATACGTCAAACTCCTTTTCTACGTTTGTTTTCGGACCTTGTTTACTATTTGGAATGACAATTTTCGCTCTTGCACTCGGTGTAAGACCAAACTCAACAGCCAAAGCCTTCATTTGTTCATGTAACTGTTTCTTCTTTGTAAGTAGTGGATGGGGAACTTTATTCGTTTCAGCTGCCTTATTGGTATATTCAACAAGAAGTCCTTCTTCTCGGATAATTTTGGTGCATTCAACATAGTCAGAGTAAGCATCGCAATATGTTGCTAATGCATTCACATCTATGTTCGTGATTACGTCTAGCTCCAATAATTCACCAGCAATTCTCCTAAACTCTTTCTTTGCAACTGAATCTAACCACGTTGGTGGCTTTACCTTGTCCTTTTTTGCTTGCAACTGTTTTTCAGCTTTTAATCGTTGTTCAATTTCATCTTTTGTCAATCGATTTGTATTACCTTCTAACAAATGCAAATGAATCGGCTTCGCTTTCCTTCCTATGTGAACCACCTCCCTTGGCTGAACCCCCTTTTATGGAATAAAACGAACTTTTTACACGGAAAGCTAGGCGGCGGTCTCCAGGAATTCGCCTTTTGCTTTTTCATGGTGGGGGGATGTTTATAAATTTTTTCTTTCGAATTATTTTTTGTTTTTCTTCTCATCTTCTTTTGTTTTCTTGTTATGGCAAGCATGGCAAAGCGTTTGTAAATTAGATGGTTCTAATCGTTTCGACCAATCAACACGGATAGGAATGATATGATCGACTACATCACCTATCTTAATGATATCCTTGCTTCTACATTGAACACATAAGCCATGATCTCTACGATAAATAAGCTCACGCATTTCCTTCCACAATCTTGAGTTGTAGAATGAACGTGAGCTTTTGTTTCGAATATGTTTGTCATAATATTTTACTGTTTCTTTTTCCTTTTGGATATGTTTAGCACAATACTTATCCCGTGTTAGTTCGTTGCAACCTAACGACTTACACGGCTTAAATGGTTTACTTGGCACCTTCCATCCTCTTCCTTAACCGTTTCATTTCATCCTCGATTGCCAGATTATTTTTATTAATCCGGTCGTGATACTTTGTAATGTCAGCTTGATGCTTACGAATCTTATCGTTCACATATGCAGCAACATGCTCATGACCACAATGTGGACAGATGTAGAAACACTTCTCAATTCTTTTTGGAAGCTGTGCTACTTGTGGTTGCATATCGTAATCTTTATTGCAGCTAGAACAGTAGACTTGCATCTATCCTCACTCCTTTAGAAAGAATATTTCGATTATATATTTACCAAATAAATACAAGTTGTTATAATAAAGTTAACATTGCCATCAGGAAAAGTGATTCGCACCCCAAGCGAGTTGCTTTTCCTTTTTTTATGGCTATTGCTTTAAGAATTCATCCACCGCTTTACCAAGCAAACTAATCATTGCTTCTCTCTTTTGCTTTGGTGTTGTATTATCTTGCATTTCATTAAAGATAGGAAGTACTCTTTCTAATTTCTGTTTATCGATGCGTTCATTTACAAGGTCTTGTCCTAGCATTGAAATGAATGTACCAATTACAACCGCTTGTTCTTGTTTAGTTAGTTTCATTTGTTATCACCTCAGGTTAAAACCTTTCTTTAATTTCAGTAAACTCACTAACTTTTTTTGCTATTGCTTTACCATTTAAAATAACTGGAACTTCTATAAATAAAGAATCTTTTTTATTTGTAAGCCTACCCATAACCTTTTCTAGCTTCTCTAACGCTTCCGCACATTCATTTGCAGCTTCAGTCACTTCTTTAATTCCTTCCATTGCTTCGGTTGTATCAGCGCTGACCTCAATAATTAATTTGTTATTAGCCATTTTGTGAATCCTCCCCAGATTGTTTGGTTTATCGTTGAACATGAGTTATATCAGCTTTCGTTGCTAACGTTTCTTCTAGCATATTGACTTTTCTATTCAATGCTTCTATATTCGTTGAAACATTAAGTAAAGCTTGTTTCATACCATCATTATCTCTTTGTAAATCGTTAACGCTTCTTTCTAAATTAGCAATTATTTTTGTTATAGATTCCATCCTTCATCCTCCTCCAAAATAAAAAGCACCCGAATGGATGCTTTTTATTTACTCTAAATTAATCGCTCTTAAAGCAGCTAATTTTTTCTGATTTTCCATTATATACTTATGAGATTGATGTAACGCAGTTAAAATTTCTGTTCTCTTTGTAACATCAGGAACTTCAATTAAATCAAACGCTGTTCTTGACTCTGTTTTAGGCTTGTCTTCTTGTGAGTCGTAATATGTAATACTCTCAATTTCCAAACCACCGGGACTTAAAGCCAATTTAAATAACGGAGAGTTATTTAAATCCCCACCTCCACGAGCACGGAGTACAATTTCATGCAAATGACTCTCGTCACTATTCCACATGTCTTTCCAAGATTCTTCAAATTTTGTACCATCATAAATATTAGTTACAGCCCAACCATGCTTCTCGTTATATCTTAACTTCGCACCTAATACCCTTGTCTTTTCAACAAAATTTTTGATGAAATACTCATTACCCAGGAAGAGATTAGTCATAATATAGTTGAACTCAGCTTCAAATACCTCTTGCCAAATGGCATCTAAAACACCTGTGATTCTAGTTCTTGCTGTAGTTCTACTTAAATTTTTTGGTGAGTAATCTCTTTGCTGAATTAATAACTTTCGATGGTTAAAATCGATTGCAAATATTGTACGTTCCCATGGCTCAATGTTTTCAATTGATGTTTCTTCTCGATCTGCATCTATTGATGTTTGATCTGGAATATATTGTTCATGAAGTGCACCTACAAACACCCCATTTTCATAATTAAAATCTTTATTTACACAATAGCGTAATTTGTGCTCGCCTGGAAAGAACCCCATGCTAACCACCTTTTGAACTACCTGCTTCCAAAGCATTTCATCATTTGGAAGTTGAATAATTTGATAAACTTTTAAATTCAAACAAACCACCCCTTCGTTAAAATTGGAATACATTTCAATTTTAACAGAAGATGGAATGTTATTAAATATAATATTAAGAATTTAAAAAATAATCACTGTATTTTCCGAAGGAATCCAAAACTCTGAACCATCTCCCATTACGACTCTATAATCAACCTCTCCTCTATCCATCTTTATATCAACAACTTTTGCCAACTCTCCATTATACACTCCTTCATCAGAAGTTATAATTTCCACTTCATTTGGTTTTATTAAATTCTTCATATTTACCCTCCATATTGATATTAATAGTCCATTTTATTCAAAATGAAAAAAGATATACACTATAATGTATATCTTTTTTATTAGTTATAATATAAAGTACATGAAGTTTTACCCTTCTTCCGATCACCTAATGCTGTTACATTCATTTGCGCCAACATGATTAAGTAACTGGAAGAAGAGCAAAAGCTCTCCTTCATAACGGATATCATTCAATCATTACCATCTGCTGGTTTCGGATTTTATGTGCCGTCATTACGAACCGTTTAGAAATTTAAAAACAACATAGTGAATTGTGTTTTCCGCCACTTCTCACAATACAAATATAACACGATAATTCCAAAACAACCGGCACATTTCCTGCCAAAAAGCGGTCAAAACTCTGCCACTTTTTTTATCTGCCTCATTTCAAACGTTTCCACTTCACTTGTTAGTTCCACCTGAACTCCGAGAAACGACTGATCCAAATTCTTAATTTTCTTTTCAATTAGCCAATCAGGATAAGCTAATTGCTCTAATACTGCTCTATAGTAATCTTGGTTTAACCTTAATGTGCTTAGCTTTTCTCCTTGCTGCATTTGATATTGAACCAATGCTTGTAACAATTCTTCACACATCATCTGTTCCACCTCTCATTCATTCTATATAACCTTTATACGTCATGTGCATATTTTATACCTTCCAATTACCCATATGTTTAATTGTGTGTAACTGACCCCTTCGCCAAAACCCTTGGTATCATTGATTTCATTTCACTTTCTCTTTTGAGTTACACATTACGAAATTTATGAGTAACTGTATAGATGTAAAAAGAAAAAAGCAATGATTAGATTTTAAACCTAGTCATTGCTTTATCCATTGCATCTTGGTTTACACCTATATAACGTAACGTGACCTTCTCTGACGAATGATTGAATATCTCCATAAGTAATGCTATGTTTTTCGTTTGCATGTACATGTGATACCCGTACGTCTTTCTTAGCGTATGTGTTCCTATTTCATCTAATCCGAACTCTGCTGCCGCTCCACTTAGTATCTTATATGCCATACTACGACCGATTGGCCGATTTTTTCCCTGCCTACTTTTTAATAGGTACTCATCATCTTCTCTATTTTCATTAAACCATCGAAGCTCTCTCTTTAGTGCTGCTGTTATTTGTATGCGTTTCTGCTTACCTGTCTTCATTTCTCGCATTGAGATATGACTACCTTTTAAATCTCCAACCTTTAGTTTTAAAATATCACTGATACGTAACCCTGTATTGATTCCCATTACAAATAAAATATAGTTACGTGCATTCTTTTCTTTTAAATATTCTTTGATTTGTTGTATTTGCTCTGAATCACGTATGGGCTGGACAAAATTCATGATTCATTCCCTCCAGTTTCTTCAGTTTCATAAACTTCTAGTCTAAGAGCAAAGGCCAGTTTATAAAACGCTCTAGCTTTCACACGTCGATACGTACGTTCACTCATGCCAATTTCGTTATATACCATATAATCGCATACATCTTCGTCTTCTAAATATCGTTTAACTATAATGTCCCTCTGGTTTTTTCCAACTGTATTGTTTCCGAATCGACTTAATGCTTGTTCAACTCGAAATGCCATTTTCTCTAAACATTCTTCACGCTTGCTTTGTTGAATATTAGAGATTGCTACATCTTCTAACGGTTTGCCAACTGCATGTGTAGGACCATGCTCTTTCCTTTCATAAGAAGGAGTGACTTTCATTTCCTTACGTATCATTCCAAATTGCTTATATATACGTACACTTTCCAACATCCCCTCCAATTGCTCTTGCGTTGCTGCTCTATCGATTTTTGGTAAGAAAGATAATTGCTTAGTCATTCCAGACCACTCCTTTTTATTTTTAAATTACTTTTCTCTTATTGCTCCATATCTTCGTTCATAACAAGGCCTATGCCCCTCCATTAAATCCTCAATTTGACGAGTGCTTAACTTCTCTTTTCGTTTTTTCTTAGTTTTCTTTTTTGTTTGATTGCTTTTCCATTCACGTAATTGATCTCTCAACACCTTCATCTCCCCATCTCCCTTCTCAAAATAAAAGGACACCTATTCCTAAAACAGCTTGAATTGCTGCTTTAATGAATTGGTGTCCTCTAGTTTTCTAGCCGGACTTTATTCCATTCTTCTACTCAAAACTTATATGATAACCTTATGACTTTCCCTTCAATTGATTATAAATTATGCTTTAGCCTCCTCTTTTTCTTCATTTTCCTCTTCTTGTATTACTTTCAATGTACTTAACATCAATTTGTAAAATGTATAATTATTTGTATAATCTATTTCTTTATAACTTTGCTTCATTTGATTTACTATAAAAGAATCTTTATGATACTTTTCGATATACAAAATACTTTTTGACACCCAAACTCCAAAATTAACTGAATCAAAATATAATCTCCCCTCAGATTGCTTTACTTCAGATTCTAATGCTTCCCCTAATTTTATCAAATGATATAGCATATACTGTCTCCCTCCTTCTAGTTCATGTATCAATTCGACAGTAAATTTGTGCATCCTACCAATTCTGATAAAATATTTTTCGCTATGAAATTACAAAAAAACATTCAAATACCACTTAAAAGGATCATTTTGTTGGGTTTTAAATACTTTCATTGTCACTCCTGCGACGACGTTTTCATATGTTATTGTATGGCTTCTTCCTTTCAGGAGCGAGCTTATTCATTTTATTCCTTAAAAACCTCTTGCAAGTCCATGTAATATACACTTCCGGGAAAGAGCACTGTTCGAAGGTGCTCTTTTTATTTTTTGCAAATCTGAATATCCTTTCATACATAGCACATACTATACATGGGCGATAAGCCGGAACTCCAATAATCCTCCCTTGTATTTCTTCACTTCTTTTTAGTACAAGCACCTATTTATTAACAGGTACATAAACTATTTCGAACCTTACTTTTCGACTCATTTAATTGTTCATGACTCACAAACATAACATAATAAATGATGTCATCTTATAAAACGGGCACTCTGGCACAAGTGCTCGTTTTATTTTGTTGATTTTCTACAAAATAAAACTTTTATAAATTATTTCTCAACAATTAGCACATAGAAATTTCAATTCGTTTTTGGTAATATATAGTTAATCTCTATATGCTTAGTATATATGCCTGGCTTCAGTAAAAGGACCCACCCCCTCAATGTGGGTCCTTCTTTTTAAATATTTTCTACTAATTAACACTTATTAATATATCTCAATAAGTCATCAATCTTTTTGTTTTGTATAACCAGCATTTCCTTATAAGTATCTAAAAATTGTTGTAAATCCATCTTTGTACAAGCAATTTGGCCCATTACAATGAAGATAACTATCCAAAAAACTAATTCCAGCCCCTACACCTCACTTTCACCCAAATAAAATTTCTATTTTATCTCATGCACATTTTTTTAAGACAAACATATAGTGTATTGACAATTTAAATTCTTTAAGACTCCTTTTTTTAAAATATTTACCTAGAGCACATACATTAATGTGCTCTTTTTTTTATTAAATTTAAAATAACGTTTTTATTTTATTCTTGCTAACCGCTCCGCCCTTGTATAATCGTACCTTTTTTTACACATCCTATTAAAACTCTCTTTTAGGGTGGTGCTAATTTGAAAAAGGTATTTAAATACATTTTAATCTTTTTGTGTGTAGTGTTTTATATTACATTTATAAGCGGTATGATTTATCAAAACTTTGTCCGTGAGCATTTTATTCCTCCAGCCGAGAAATCTAAGCTGGAACATAATGATCCCTAATTATTATAAATACTTCCCTATATGAGCTCGTTATTTTCATTATGATTAGGTATCAGAGGAGCTTTACAAGGCGCTCTTTAATTTAAAAATAAAGATTTTGTATCAATTAATGTACAACTTCACTTTCCTCCTCAAATATCCAATCCGTATCAATATTTTCAATCGGTGGCATCGCACCTAAACGTTCGAAAGCTATTTTTTTCTGTTTTTTGAGTAACTCATCAAAATCCCCTCGTTCTTCCATAATTATTTTTAAATGCTCACCAACTTTTTCTAAAAACCTCATTGTATCTTCCTTAGTGCTTGTTAACATCCAAACCTTTAAATTTATAGGGACACTTATAGCCTTCACACCTGACGTTACTTCTGAAACATTAATAGAGTCACTTAATGGAATTGCACAAAAATGATATTGTCCCACTTTAATTCCATGACCAACTGCAGGTACCCATTGTACCCATTCATCAAACGCTAGATAAAAACGTTGTGTTTGCTCATTCACTTTGATTTCCATTACGTTCTCCTCCAAATCAAAATTTAGTTTGTTTTAGCAGTGTTATATTCAAAAAAACTGAGAGACTTTTTATGTTTATCGCAAGCGTATACATCTGTAGGAAGATGTTTCCTGCCTTGTGGATCTCTAGCAAATATAAAACCTTTGGTTGTTGCATCATTGTCACATCCAACATAATTGCATTTCGCCACTTTCATTTCCCTCCAAAACAAATATTTTATTGAGTTCGATGCACTTTTACTTGAGACGAGCATACGCTGTATTATGTCTCATCTCTCAAAAGTGCCTCCTTTTTTCAAGAGTACATATTAAATATGCACTTTTTTTACATGGCTACAAAATAACGCTTTGGTTTAGTTTTTTGAATGTTCAAATGCTTTTTTCTCACAATCCATGCATGCGACAATGTCGCCACCTTCATCAAATTGATAAATTGATTTCTCTTCAATATCCTTATTTTGAAAGCAAAGATCACAATTGAATTTTCTTTTCTTATCCACTAATTCGTCACTGATTTTCTTAGTTAGTTTTACAGATCCAATTTCTTCATAAGGTTCAATGAAATAGCCTTTCTCTTGTAGAAATTTCGTAATCTCTCGCATATCCTTCCATGCTTCTGTACCTTGACCGAATTGAATAATTACTGTATTCATGGTTCATTCCTCCATTTTTTAATAAAATTCAAATTTTGTCTTACTTTACATCTACACGTGCTTGACTTGCTTCCCGACTAAATTCCCCATAAAATTCTCATTTATTGTAATTTTCTTGATATAATTCCCCATAGAGGGGAGGTGTAATTAATGAAAATAACTAAGCTTTCAGAAAAACTACTAAAATACATGGTAACTGAGTATAAAAACCATGGGACAGATATGTTCTCTTTTGAAACATTTAAAGAGTTGTACCAAAATGAGACTGATGATTTTATTTCGAAAGCACTCTATCGTTTGCGAGATGAAGATTTAGTCTCTGTGTATGCAGCAGACAATGTTGCCTATAACACTGTCTTACTTCCACAAGGGATTGCATATTGTGAAGAGAATAATTCTCTTAAAACCGGATACAAATTTGCAAAAGAAGCAAGATCATGGTTACCTTAATCAACAATTATCCAATCATCAGCAATTAAATCATCTGCGCAGGGATTCCACGCCCTGCGCGGTTTAAATTCGTTAGGATAAATTGGATAATTTCCACACAACTCATACGTATTTGTTGGCTTAATCTTGACCTTAAAGGTCTTCATAAAGTGTAATCGTGAAATAAATTTATTTTGTTCCATCGCTAACTTAGTAGCTTCTTGTATATTCATTATTTTCCCACCTCGTTTTATTTAAACTTCTTCGTAATCGTTGTTTGTGTATGAGACACTTTTCCCTTTACCCAATATAAGACTTGCTGTCCGTAGCCGCTCTTTGGGGGTTCTTCAAAGTTGATTTTTCCATCCACCACAATGTAAATGCCGTTTGTTTTCATGTCTATTTCTCTTTTCATCTATGCCTGTTCTCCTTTGCATTGGCTTGTCCATTTTAGGAAATGCATGTGCTCTCTTGATAAAAATGCCCTTAGTCCAGCTCCATAATTTCTTTCAATGTTCGATTGGACACATATACTTTAATGATTTGAATTCTCCCGTATGTTTCTACCGCTTTTTCTTTTGCTTCAGCCTCTGTATTCACTTCAAACCAACGTAACTTCTGTTTTTCATCTCGGTCAAAAAATTCTACTGCATAGGTAGGTGTTACTGAATGATTAGAGAGGAATTTCTCAGCCGTACTATGCGCTGTATAATCCATGTTTCCTACGATATCTTCAAAGGTTAATTGTTCCATACACTCAACTCCATTCCCACAAAATGATTGATTTCTCCCCTTTACCGTCTATAACTTTCTCCCTCGACTTCAATCAAATAGTGATTTGCCATCCCTAGCAATCTATCAGCAGCTGCAAACCCAATTTTTTCAGGTAAGGTATATTCATCTTCATTTGAGCTAAAAATGATGGGCGCTTTACGCTTATATCGCTCATTAATGATTTCGTAGTACATTTCTTCACGAGATTCTGTATGTTTGCTCTTACCTAGATCATCCCAAACCAGCACATCCGCATACTCTACGACTGTATGGAGCTTTTCAAAGTACTCCTTTTTATCATCACGCTTTGCTGACATAATCTCTGTCATAAAAGTGACATCACTTATACAAACTACTCTGCACCCTCTCGGTTGTGCATTTACAATGTCTTTATTTACAGTTTGAACATTTTGTATAATCCACCTAGCAGCTGCTATTTGTAGATGCGTTTTACCTAATCCGTAATTGTTGTGAAGTTTCATTTTCTCAACCCGTTCATTGATGGATAAGGCTTTTAACCTTCCCTCGCCATATGTAGCGATATATCCAAAGCTATTGCGCTTCGTATCCCTGATTTCATTAAACTTTTTTAAGTATTCCATCATGCTGTTAAACATTTTCTTTTGCATATCGGTATGACGAATATAATTTTTAAAACGTGCTTCTTCAAATTCTTCTGGTATCATTGCATTTTTCAACCTTGCTATTTCAGATTGTTTCTTTTGGCAATCACACATTCTACCTGTCCATCCATTTAAGATCATTCCCGTTCCACTGCATAACGGACAGGTATCATTAAGCGTCTTCTCCGAGCCATTCAATGTTATTTTCATATTCTTGTTGTGATTCCTCTCGTTCCTTGTCTGTAAGTTCTCTCCACTTTTTTGTTGGTTCTGGCAATTTTTCATAGCCCTCTTTTGCAAATCTGCCATGACTTCCGCTATGCTTGCGAATCTGCTCATTTTTCTTCACCTCGTGTTCTTCTTTGGCTTCAATTACTAACCTGTCCCATTGCTTTCTCAACTTACTAGGTGACAATATATTTTTTTTCCAGAAGGAATGATCCTGAGACCATTCCAAGAGATACACAATTTGTTGATTTGTTTTCTTGTCTCTTTCGCGAATTAAGCGGAATTCATTGGCCCACTTCTCGAAGTTCGGCTCTTTATGTTCTGGATTGGTTTCTAAAATTAACTGGAATAACAATTTGGCATGCTCCATGTCGCAAGTTTCAAACTTGTGACAAGAAGTCTTTTTATTTGTAGTAATCTCTGTAGTATTCTCTGTAGTAATCTTTGTATTTGTCCCACGTTTCAATGTAGGAGCCTCCTCCGTTTTAGTGTGGGAGCCTCTCTCATTAGAATGTGGGAGGGTGTCACTTTCTGGTGTGATAGGTTCTTGATATAAGATAGAAATTTTTTCGATGTTCTTCACAATTGGTTCCACATACATAACGTTGTTATGCCTCGTTCCGTTAACTATGATCGTACGAAATTCAATTGCAATTAATTCTCTTTTTACTAAGTATTTGCATGCTTCTTGTACTTGTCTTTTGGTAAAACCAAATGAATCAGCCAATTGTTGATAACTTTTTTGAAGTTTGTCTGCTTTAAATTTTTGTTTATATTGGATTTCATTTGTTCTTTCATCCTTTATTTCAGTTGGTTTATACCAATAAAAAATTTCGCTAAGTATTGTAATCGCAACCATATAGGGCTTGCCATTTTCTAAAGTAAGGTACTTAAACCAGCCCTGGTCTAAAGTGTTACCTTGCAGGTTTATTCTTGCGACTTTTATTACATTGGTATTCATTCCAGTCCCCCTTCTCTATCTAACATTTTTTCAATATATCTTTACTACTAGGGTATTTGATATTTCTCAACAAAAAGATTTAATATTTTTTATTTTCAATCTTTTATTTTTCACTTTTTCCTGTTAGAATGATGAATAAGTTATATTCTTTCACGAAATACCCTGACTTTTGACCTGCTATAACAGGTCTTTTTTTGCATCTCGTACGCAACATGTGTTTCTATTAGATCACCAGCCCCAACTGGTGGTTTCTCTTTATCATTCTTTTCCCCAAGAAAAAGGATTTTTGTTTTATTGGCTTATAATCTGGATTCATCTTTAAAAATGCCCGTGTCTTTCTTGTTTGAACAGTAGATTTCTTCATCTCTAATTTCACAGCAATTTCTCTTGTGGTATACCCTTCACCGACGTGCAGAATAATTGACTTTTCTTTTTCTTCAAGTACACTCGTCATTTCTTCAAATTCAATGGATAATATCGCTTCTTGTTCCACATCGATAGGAGACACTGCATAAAATTCTTTTACCGTTTCTCCATCTCGATGCAAATCAATCGAATGAATATTCATTTTATTCCGTTCCTCATGACCAACTCGTCTGCTTATCTTAAAAGGCGTCCCTTTCAAGTGAAGCTCATCACTCATTGCCCATTTCATGCCTTTCATCACGTATGCATTGAATGTATCTACTCTCTCTGGATCATAATTCATACAATGCTCCCATAAATACAGATGGCCAACTTGTATTAAATCATCCAAATCCATATTGTTTATTTCTGCAATCTGTCCAGCTCTTGCGATACTTCCAAATTGTTGCTTAACTGCTGCAATCACTAAATATTTCTTTTCTTCAAATAATTCTTCTGCTGTCATTTCCTTTTACCATCCCTTCTTGTTTTTAAATGTAATAGTTTGCTATACTATAAGAGCATTCCGGTTACTTAACTCACTCCTGTTAGGTATACTGTTCTAGACTGATATTGCCGATGAGAAGACCTAATTTTAGGTCTTTTCGTCATTCTAAAGCATTTACATGAAGATAATTCAGAATATATCTGATATACTGTTTATGATGAATGTCAGTGCACGAAACAAGTAGTATGACCTATGTACAGAAGAAGTCCTATTTTATAGGGCTTTTTTACTTTTAACAGCACTCTTCAGAAAGCGTATTATGATGCGCCCTCTTCACAACTGAAGCATTGATACCTCTACTTTTCAAATGTTCCACAATCCCTAGAATGCTTTTACGATCCCGTTCAAGTTGGGTATCATATTTTTCTTTCTCACGGTATAGCGCTATAAGCTCCCGTCGAGCCAATCTTGCTTCTTTAATCCAAGTACAAAGTAACAATGGATCATTCTTTTGAATCGCCTCTATTTGTTTCTTTTCACAATGCTCCAAGAATTCATCTAGTATTTGTTTTTTCTGTATATCTTTCTTTAAAATTGATACCGTCATAGCGCTTTCTCCCCTCAAATTCATTCCACATCTTTTGTAAATTCTTTAATTGGCTTATCTAGTGCATAAACAACAAGTAGAAGTCCACAGATCAGAAACCCAGTGATACATACTGAAAAAACACTTTCTTCCATCATGGTTATTTCCTCCTTCCAACTTTTTTACATCTCAGAAAACTTAATTTGAGAGTTTACTATATTAATTTTCTCACTCAGCACAATAGGTAACGTATACGCTCCAACAATCTTTGTTGCGAGTGCCAAATGACCACGTTTAATTGCTTTATGGCTTGTTACTCCAAATTCACGATATAACTGATTATAGATATCACGGTAGACCTTACCTCTAATCCCCGCATGTTGGTACGCATTAGACTGTTTACCACCTAATAGCGCAACGCCATGACGCTTGACTGCATTTGATATTTCATCGCATTCTACAGCAAATAACGGCGCATTTTCTCGTAAGTCTTTGACATCTGATTTGATGTGCTGGAGTTCTTGCTTTTGCCCTTCTAGCGCTTCAAAAGTAAGCTTTAAAATACTCATTGGATCTGTAGGCACTTGTTGTTGATATTCCTTGGCTCTCATATTGAAATAACCATCAACAAATTGATCATATAATTCCCATGCAGTCTCATCTTCGAGAATTTTTAATAACTTTGCATATCCTCGTTCTGATAGAAGGTATATGTTATTAGATTTTGCGATTTGCATATTTGAAAAGCCAAGACTTAATAATTGTGGTGGGTTAAAAGCACCACTTTTTAAATCGAGAATATCAATTCCGTCCATAAAACGGATACGATTTTCATTAATACGACGATTAATTTCTTTTATTGGCTTATCATGAATGATGGCAATTTCCTTAACTAACATAGCTTTCTTACCTTTGCCGAACCCACCCTCAATTCCGGTGAACTGATAACCAGCAATATATTGTTGTCCTAAAATATTTAATTCGTTTGCTACTGTTAATTAATCCATATAATACCCTCCTCATTTTTAATAGTGCTTGTCCATCCTATGCACTTGGAATGACTCGTATTGAGTTCGTATGACGATGCACTAAATGTAGTTCGCCATCTACCTTCTTAAAAATTAACCAATTATCAGGATTCAATTTGTATGATTTAAGGTGCATTTTTTCACGTTTTGTCAATTTTTTACCGTTTTTCATTAAAATTCCCCTCCAGTTACTTCGCAAATAAGTCGTCTACTGTTGTTTTAAAATGTTGTGCGAGTAATTTTGCTTCTGTAAGAGTAAAATCACGTTTTCCCTTTTCCTTTAGGTAATACGTTTGCTGGCATATGTTTACTAACTTCCCAGCATCCTCTTGCGTCATACGATGTTCTCTTCGAACAATAAATAGGTTTTTATACATCTCTATCATCATCCTTTATAAACTTTTCAATTGGCTCATCCAAAAAACAAACTGCTAAAGAGACTATACAAATCACGATTGCAACTATCATTAATGAAAACGTGCTTTCCTCTATCATTTTGTTATCACCTTTTTTCAGTTACCTTAAGAATTTTGTTTTTTCTTTTGGTAATAATCTCGCATGTAATCATTTCTTTTATCTTTATTTTTCTGATACCAATTGCGATTGTAATCATTCTTAATTTCACTTTCTTCCATATTCATTTTCTGCGCCACTTTCTTCCAATATCGTTCCTGAGTTGCTTTAACCTTTTCTTTATTAGCTGCTCTCCAGGCTCGCATGTAAGCCTTTTTTGCTTCTCGAGCAGATAAGTCTTTTTCATTATCCACACTATATACCTCCCTAAACCTTTGCAACAAGCAAAGGTTTTGATAATAAAAACTTGCTTGTTGCAAAGTATTTGTTTATCTTTTTCTCTTTATTTTTCTTTTGTTAAACACATTGTACAATTAAATTTGCTTGTTGCAAAGTATATTTTCTAAAAAAAATAAAAAAACTTGTCTTTAAGCAAAGTTTTATTGTACATTATATATAACAAAGAGAGAAATAAACGTAAAGTTAAAAGGAGGTTTAATAATGTCTGAAACTATGGGTAGTCGTATAAAAGAGGTTCGTAAATCTTTAAAAATGAAACAAAATGAACTTGCAGATGCTGTCGGTGTAAACTACACAATGATTTCGCTATATGAATCAAATAAACGTGAACCTAGTAGGGAAACGGTAGAAAATATAGCTCGTGTTACAAACGTTTCCGCTGATTATATTATGGGGCTTTCAAAGCATAAAACTTTTGATGAAGAAACATCAAAAAAAATAACAGATGATGTTGAAGATATCATGAAACGTATTAATCAGCTTCCTGCTGATAAACGAAGCAAAATTATAAATATGATCAATGATCTATAAAAAAAGAACTTGGCAGATTAACTTCCACCAAGTTCTTTTTTTATTTTGATTATTTTTTCAATTGCTTCTTGATCTCCTTTATATGCAAGTTCAACTAACTCACTTATTTTTTCTTTAACATCTACCTCTACAGTGTTTAACATTAAAATTCCTCCTATTCATTTTAATCAAAAATCAGGCGACACAGTTTTACGACGTGTGATTTTATTTGTGTCACTCCTTAAACGCACTGAAAGCCGCTACCGAAGTAGCGACTTTCTTTTTTATAGTAACTATATTAACTTCCGCCGGGATCAGTCATCATATACTGAACTGGATTTGTTTTTTCTAGCTGATTAACTTCTCCAAATAATCCGAATCCTAATACCCCTACGCACATTAAAAGTGCAATTAAATTCTTTTTCATTGTAGCACTTCCCCTTTGTTCATTAAAATATCCTTACATAACTGTCCATAAAAACTTAACCCTGCTAATTCAAATTCGAGTAGAGCTTGTTTAATTCCTTCCATATCACCAATACATTTTGAATAAGAAAGACGTTGAAAAGGAGTAAATCCTTTTCTTTTCATCTGTTCAAACATTGAAACTCCTAACTCTCTATCACCATAGTTATATTCATAATTAGCCTGTTCATTTTCATGAATTACCGTAACATCAATCTTATCAATGTTTAAATTGTTAGTTATCCTTACATGCGCCAATGTAGTTTGAAAAGCTATATACTTTTGAGTTTTTACAGGGACATTAACTTCTTCTAATTTTTTAATAGATTGTTCTAGGAACTTTTCAGACATAATCGGCGACTCGAACTGGTAAGATTCACCAACGCAACATAATGATGTCGCTTTGACAATTGGAATATCTAGGGAAGAGTTAATTATTTTATAACATGTTTCCCTACATTCATCAAGTTGCACTCTCCAAAGATACATGTATGCTTTTCTTTCATTTGCTAGCATACTAAGATAATCTTTAATATGACCTTTTTTGATTTTTTTTAAATTTGCTTCTACAGCGTCTACATATTCAATAATGGCGTTATTATTCGGCTTATCAGCTAATGCTAGCATATACAGTATATTTACCATCACCTGGCAATGTGGATTCGAAGAAAAACGCCGCTTGTTCAATTCATCGTGCAGTGCCTGTCCTTTTAACTCATTTTTATTCCTCTTATTAAAAAGTTTATATATGCTAAAGAAAATTCCTAAATTCTTTTTACTTTCATGCTTTTTTATTAAATGTTGCATCAGATTATATTCACCTTGAACCTGACAATATATTAAAGCCACTTCAATGTTAGAGATACTTTCACACATACTGAAAAATTCTCTTATGATTTTTCTTTTTTCAGTTGGATGCTCAAATAAAATCTCAATGGATTGAAAAAATACTGCTACATCCATTTCATATTCACAAGTAAGTCCTCTCCTGAATGTTTCACGACTTACTTTGATTTTCTCAGCAAAATTCCTTCTTGAATATCCGCAAAATTCTATTCTTTTCAACAACTGATCCATTACATGTTGCAAATTCACTTCCCCCTTCTCCGAACATAAACTTTCCATCCTAACTTATTTTTCAATAAGGAACATTGCTAATGTATGATATAATAAGATGGACTCATACGAGGCAAGTGTTTCCTAAGGTACGGTTAGGGAACGGTGTAATTGTGGTCACAACACTTGTACACACGCTTCTATGGGTCTATATTTATGTTCAATAATATTATTTTGTTAATTTCATAAACTTTCGAAACTGCAAATTCTCTTCCATAATTGGATATACGCACCCAATATAACACAATCCCCTTTAAAATAATTGTCTTTTTTGATTTTTTCAACAATTGTTTCTCTAAAATGACAATTGTTTCCCATTCCTCCATTGTTTTGTTAGTATATTTCAATTTTAGTGATACAAAACCAGCCATTACGAAAAATCCACACCCAGCCAATTATTAAATTTTATCTCTTTCCCAAAAATTAGCTTTTATTTTTTATCAATATTAACAGATAGCACTATATGATAATATAAAAGTATCCTTTCTGTTTTTATCAATATGATGGTTTAATAATAATTGAGTTCCCTTACTCTTCTGTTATTAAAAGTAAGATGGTTTAATTTCGTAGACATCCTTATTTGGATGTCTTTTTTTGTGTTTTATAGAAACTGCAATAATGCAATTTTGCATAATCACCAAAAAATACACCATGTACATAATAGAAGTAGTACAATAAAAAACGTGGATACATTCTATAAATCAGATTCTCTTATTATTAAGAGCGTAATATGTCAATCGCACTAGTGACATAGCGTTTATCTAAATATTTACCTCGCTTCTTTTTATTGTGTGTGCTAACAATCTGGATTTAAAGATGATTCTGTTTTATAGGTTGTGTTTACATCCTGATAAAAGAGGTACACCTCTATTTATTTAAAGGAATATTAAGCTGAAAGAAAAGACACTTTCATATTGATTGTGCCTTTTCTTTTTTTGTACACGCTGATATACTATTCATACAAGGACCTTTAGCTCAGTTGGTCAGAGCAGACGGCTCATAACCGTCCGGTCATAGGTTCAAATCCTATAAGGTCCATTTGGTTTTTAAACGTCATATGTTATAATCGAATTTCCATCACAAAACGTCTTAGTTGCTTCAAACTTCTAAGACTAGAATCCGTTGCAGATTGCAGCGGATTCTTTTATTGGACTGACTCCTTTTATTAACAAATGGCATAACATAAAATTAGCCGTTTACCAATGGTTATTTCTTCAAACTTAAATCCATTATTAAGATGTTCTCATTGGGACATCTTTTCTTTTGGTAACAAACAAGCTATAATCTATTCAATAAATTGAATTATCACTCTTTATATAAAGGAGGAACCCCTATGGTGATCTATAAGGATGACAAACGAGGTACATATTTCTTCGTAGTAAGAGTCCGTCAGTTTGATGGGACAACCAAGCAAGTAAAACGTCGTGGGTTTAAAACAAAAAAAGAAGCACGTGAAGCAGAAGCTAAAATGTTAGTTGAAAAAGAATCAAACTCCAATCTAACATTTGAGCACGTTGCAGATAGTTATTTCAATTGGTATACGCAGAGGAGGAAACAATCTTCAATAAATACCATAAAAAATGCCATCTACAATCATTTAATGAAAGAATTTGGAAAAATGAAAATTGACTGTATCACACCTAGACATGTAATGGACTATCAAAACAAAATGATCAATGAATACTCTGCGGAATATTTAAAAAAATTCCACACTACACTCTCAGCAATATTTAATTTTGGGATAAAATTTCATGGTTTAACAACCAATCCAGCAAGAATTGCTGGGAATTTTCAAAAAGAATCAAAGAAAAGAATTAACTTTTGGGAATTCGAAGAATTTAAACAGTTTATCAGTGTGGTAGATGAGCCCATGTATAAAGCATTCTTTTCAACTCTTTATTATAGTGGAGCAAGAAAAGGCGAACTACTAGCTTTAACTTGGGAAGATATAAATTTCGAAGAAAAGACCATTAACATTCACAAAACTAAATACAATCGTCAAGTTACAGAACCAAAAACTAAAGCTTCTAATCGAATTATTATGTTACCTAACTTTGTAATGAATTTATTAAAAAGTATAAAAAAAGATGCTGCACTAACAGCACCAGTTAAAAATGATTATGTTGTTTTTGGTGAATTCTATGATAGTCTCGCCACAACTTCATTACATAAAAAATTCAACAACTATCTAAAGATTGCTATGGTTAAAGAGATTGTAATGCATGAGTTTAGACATTCTCATGCTTCTTATCTAATAAATAAAGGTGTTAGCCCGCTGGTTGTAGCCCAGCGATTAGGGCATTCTGATGTAGCAACAACTTTAAATACTTATAGCCATTTGTATCCTTCGAAGCAAGCAGAAGTAGTTGCGTTTATGGAAAAAGATTTGCTATAA